CAAACCAGCCGGGAGGTTAGAAAGAGTACCGGCATCCACAAGCTGCCGAAGGATCGAGGTGGCAGACTTCGCAATACCACCGACCAAGTGAATCAAACCAAATGGGTAGAATCCAAAGCCGGGAATATACCCATACTGGACGAAGTGCTGACGCTTCAGCTTCAGCGGGTCATCCTGCTTCCAGTTCCGGTAGATAGACAGGATCTTGCCGGTGGACTTTTCGACGGTAACAACATACGGGAGGGCAACGCCAGTTTCCTCACCGTCATCCCCGACATCCTCATATCCTGGAAGGTCAAGATCAACGTGCATCTCCAAAAGGATATGTCGGTCATCCTGGTCTGTTAGCTCTTCGCCAGCCAGTTTGTCTTTAATGCGCTGAATCTCATTCCGATCCGGGACGGGAGTAGAGAGATCAATGTCCCGGTAGAACCCAATGACTTGCAATTTGCGGATTTCATTGGGGTGCTTCCGCATAATATGCGTGTAGCGTGTAGCGGTTGGAAGGTCGGTAGCCCCATAAGGAGCAACAAAGTCTTCGGCAGGAACATATAGAGAAGATGGGCGTCCGAGGGTGGGATCCCAATAGACCTTCTTAAATGCTGCCCCAGCCAACGGCAGAGCAAAAAGCATCCGCTCATGCTCGCTGCGGTAGTCTGACATCTTCTCGGTCAGCATATAGTTCAGGTCTTCTTTGACCCGCTGTGCCTGACGTTCACGCTCCGGCGTCAAACGACCCACGATCTTCGTCCGAACTGGACCGCCAGCCGGGAAAGTTTCCATAATAGCCTGGGACTGAAACCGCACCGCAGCCTCAGCAAGAATCGGGTGGAACACACCGCAAGCCCCAGGCCAGGGAGATGACCGATCCTCAATCTTCAAACCAAGAAGATCTAGGCCCTTTTTGTAAGTGTCTTCCCAATCCTGGCGGGAGCGGCTGTCAGATTCAAAGTCATCCAACAACTCAAAGCCAAGCCCGTTAAGCTCGCGCTCATCCATGTGTTCAGCAAGGTTGGCATCAAAGTCGGGCATGATTTGCTCTGAAAGCTCTGGCCCGAGAATGGCAAGAAAACCATCATCATCCTCCCGAATAATCACCGCGTCTGGATTGATAATCTCAATATCAACCTCTGACGGATTGCCCAGCGGATTGACAGCTTTATCTATTGCCACAGCAATACCCCTTAATAATAATCGGCTCGACGGGGGAGGGCATCTTCGTCCTCATAATCCGTTGGCAACCGGATAAAACCACCCTGCCGATACCTCATCATAGCCATGATAACCGCGTCAACAAAGTCGTCATGAGCGCCATTGGGGAAGGAAGCACACTCCTCAATAACCTCATCAGCCCACTTCGTCTCCGGCGCCCAGACTATACCAGACGCAAACATATCGCTAATACTATTTGCGCGCATAATCTTGTCCCCGGACGCCCGGGTAGGGGTAAATTCTGAGACAGGAATCCCCAACTGCCTAAGCTCATGAATCAAAGGCAAACCAGACGCCTTGCCTTCGATCATCAATGTATCAGGCTCCCACTCCTTATAGACATCCATAGCCCGAGCTTTAAGCTCAGGGAACTCAAGCCTATCTTTGAACGCATCCAATAGGATAAGATTAGGCGTACCGGAGCCTGTATCTTTATCGTTATCAAACACGCCCCACACCGTAAATGCGGTGTAGTCAGAGCGGTTGTTCTTGGTAAAGGCGGTATCCGCCGAGACGATGATATATTCACAAGCCGGGGGCTTATTGGAGTCCCAACGCCTCCACCACTCCCTCTTGAGAATGGCGCCTTCAGCATTTGTCGGCTGCTGCTGATACTGAGCATTCCACTTGTGGGCAGGCAATTCTGCCCTCAAAGCCTCTAAAGCTTCCCGCTTCCAATACTGCGGCCAAATCGGATTCCCAGACGGCAACAACGCAGGAAGCTCAATCACCTCCCACTCGGACACACCATCCCGATCCATAGACGACTGAATCAACCGACCCGTCAAATCGCGCTTACCCCAGCGCGTCATCACTATGACGATACGAGCATCCGGCTGCAAACGCTGACGAGGGCCAGAGGTGTACCAATCAAACACCTTGTCATAAATAGATGGATCATGGGCAGCTAAAATGGCCTCCTGCTCAGTATGCGGGTCATCAATGATGAACAAATCCGCACCCTTACCAGCAATAGCACCACCAACACCCACAGCGAAATAAGCCCCGCCATCCGAGGTATTCCACCGCCCCGCAGCCTTACTATCAGACTGCAACTTCACTTCCCCGAAAACCTTCCGATAGTCCTCACTATCAATTAAATTCCGCACCTTACGGCCAAAATCCACCGCCAATTCGGCAGTATGGGTAGCCTGAATGATCTTCTTATCGGGGAAATTACCCATAAACCACGCGGGCAATAAATAGGAAGCAAACTCCGACTTAGTGTGGCGGGGAGGCATATTGATAATCAACCTCTTGCAATCACCAAACATGACCCGCTCAAACGCCTCGGCCATAATCTCATGATGATGCCCCTGAATAAACCCAGGCCACATCTCCTTCACAAACGGGACAAACTTAGTCTTGGCAGTTTCGAGCCTCTTGGCTTCCTCCAACTGCTCAACCAAACGCAGCAACTCACGCTGCTCATCAATAGATAAATCCCGAATCTTTGGGAGGATGTCCTCTAAATTCATAGGCTTCCTAAAAAAAGACCCCCGTTGCCGAGGGCCAAGTCAGGGAGGAAAAAACCACGCAAGAAGAACCTAACGTCCAACCAGGACGCAAACCAGCATATTCAGAGAACATCGGGCGGGTCAACAAGTTTTATACAGGCCTGACAGACCGAGCCTTATGCGGCTCACGAACCACCCACCCTCTCTCAACCAAACAAGTGATAACACGGTGAACCCCGGACTTAGACTTAATCCCCATAGCCTCAGCTATCTGATCATAAGACGGAGCAAAGCCATTCTGCCCCCAAAAACCCTTGATAAAGTCCAAAGCCTCCTTCTGGCGGTAAGTCATTTATCCTCCCTAGTACTCGGAACCGGACGATCATCCTTCTTCGCCCTCTCCCGAATCCTCTTAATCCGATGATGAGACCACCCCATCATTCTTCCAATCTCCAACTCCGTCTTCCCCAACAGAATCAACTTCCTAAGCATCTCAACATCATCCATTCGGACGCCTCCGAATCAACAATCCCATCTGATTCGGCCCCAAACGCCTCTGCGCCATGTAAATCTCATCCCGATCATAAAACGCACGAGCCTCACCCACCGACAAAATAGCCCCAGCCACCGAAGCCCAACCCCCACGGTAAGTGGAAACAGCAATCAACGTCCAAGAATCCGGCAATTCCATCCAAAACCTCCCGAAAGATGGAACAAAATATACTCAAAACAAGAACACGAGGCAAGATACTGCCCCAAATACACCCTCCGGTTGAAGATCTTTCCGCCAAATGGCCAAAATCCCCGGGAAAATACCAACTAACGGTAGAAAATACCCCCCTCCCAGGGCAGATGGTACCTAAAACAACAAGGGGGTGGGTTCCAAAATTACAAAAAACTACGCAATTTCCCATAAAAACAAGGGGGTAGGGGGTCTTCTTGAGAAACTACACGAACAACTACAGCACAATGCTTTAAGATCAATGGGTTAGGATGGGAATGGTGCAGGATCAATGGGTTAGAGGATGATGATGAGAAGTTAGATGAAGATTTGAGTGGAATAGTATGTATAGGCACACGCGCGCGACCCGCCCGTTCGGGCGCCCCCGCCCCGGGTGGGGTCCAGGCGCACCCATTCCAGACACGCCCGGCCCATCAATCCAGCCCAAACCCTCGCGCGCGTTCCATTCCAGACAGCGAAACTAACCCGCCTTCGCCAGCAACGCCTTCAACCGCGCTTCCAGCGTGGCTGCTATATCATCCGGCGCCGCTTGCTTGGCCTCGGTCTCGACACGTTCACGGAACGCGCCCACGACATCCAGCTTGCCCAGCAATTCCAATGCACGAACCCTTGCGGCGGGTGGATTGTCTGGATTGACGCTCTCAGAATGGAGCCTTTCGATGACGTGAGAGCGGATACGAGCGGCGTCATACGATGCTTTCGCTTGTTTCTCCCGCACCAAGGCATTGACCCTCGCGGCAATCTCCGGGCGTGTCATCAGCTTGAACGCCTCATTATGGATTGTCGCCGGGGCCATGTTGGACGCATCAAACGCCGCGCGATACGCCGCCGCCAATGTCTCGCCCCTTGCCCCGACACCCTGGCAGAACGCCTCTTGCTTGGCCGTCAATCCGTTCGCGTCTTTGCCGCTGCCCTTGGCCAATGGAACGACAACCGACCCAGGCACAACAGAGAGAGCCGGACGCTTCCCCCGTCCCTTTGGCTTCGCCTTATCGTCCCCTTTGTCACTCACCGCGCCTAGCCGCCTTTCGGCGGTTCCCTGCCACCAAGAACGACCCGCGAACCCGACCCCATGCCGACCCGCCGCCGCCTTTTCCCGGGCGCCTGGTTTCCCTGGTTAATCATTGCAACCGCGCAATAATTGCGACCAGGCCAAGCCCCACCGGAAACAATACAGAACACGCAATTGACACGCAAGGTAAACATTTAACCGCACCCTACCAGGCACCTAATCAGACCCCATGAATAACCGAATGTAATCTTTAACTAGCACCGTAGTTTGCATTTGTTGTAGATATATACAGCAACAAAAAAACACTTGACAGCGCACCTATAAATAAGGCCTTCTGAAAAGAAAAAACTATAGACTACCCAAGAGGGGCAATCCCGCCCCTCAGAACGAAGGAGTAAAGACCATGGCAAGGCGCAGTAAATTCGCCACGCCCCAGGACGCCGAGAAATGGGCCAGGATGAAAGGCGCACCCCTCCGGGGCAGTAATATCCCCATCACAAGCGCAACACGCGGCCTTGTGCGCTTCTGGCTGACCGCCGCAGGCGTTCCCTCAGAGCGCGCCGTTACTCTCTCCCTGGCGGAAATGTCAGCCGCTTGGCACGACCTGGGCGGAAAATATCTGGCAACCCTTGTCCCCGCGCGGGATGCAACCCCCGCCGACATTATCAACCCCTCTCCCATCATCACCGAGGAACAACCCATGCCGATGCAAGAACCCATCATCTTTGACCGCCCCGCGCCGCGCCCAGCGCAGCCAGCACCGCAACCCATGGACCAGGACGCCCGCATGAAGGCGCTTTTGGAAATCCTTAACCCCCAGACGCCCGCCCTGGATGAAAACGCCGTTTTGGAAATTGTCGCCCGCAACATGGGGCAGACCATCAGCGCCGCCACTACAAGCGCAACCGAGCAAGCCCGGCTTGCCCTTGCCGATGTTCTGGAGGAAGCCCGCGCAATCGTGAATGGCGCACCGCGCACCCTTCGCATTGAGATTAAAGACCGCATCACGCCATTGCCCGCCGCGCCGCGCCATCCCCTCTTTGATGCGCTTCTAACCCTGGTTGTATGTGGCAGGGAGACCCAGGGCTTGCCCGTGATGCTGGTAGGGCCAGCCGGATCAGGTAAGACCACCGCTTGCCAGCACGCCGCCGAAGCTTTGGGCTTGCCCTTCTATACGAACGGCGCCTTGACCGGGGCGCACGAACTCATGGGATACAAAGACGCCGCAGGCACTTACCACGGAACCCCATTCCGCGCCGCCTTCGAAGGGGGCGGGGTTTACCTCATGGATGAAATGGACCGCAGCGACCCCGCCGCCGTTCTTTCGCTGAATAGCGCCCTGGCAAACGGCTTCGCCGCTTTCCCAGACCGCGCCGAACCCGTGAAAGCCCATGCCGACTTTATCCCCGTTGTCGCCGCCAACACATTTGGCAGGGGGGCGGATCGCCTTTATATCGGCGCGAACCAGCTTGATGCTTCGACCCTGGACCGCTTCGCCGTTCTTTCCTGGGATTATGACGAGGCCCTTGAACGCGCCCTGGCGGGCGATGACGCTTGGACCGCTTATGTGCAAGCCACCCGCGCCGCCGCCGTTGAACTCAAGATCCGGCACGTTATCAGCCCCCGCGCTTCTATGTCTGGCGCCGTTATGCGCCGCGCCGGGCTTCCCTTCGACATGGTGGCAGAAGCCGCCTTGTGGAAAGGACTAGACCGCGAACAGCGCGAACGCATCACCGCGAAAATCTCGGACCGTATCGCCACCCGGGCGCAAGCCCCCGTCATTCATGCAGTCGCGGCGGAGTAAGGCACATGAGCATTGCAACCCTTCCCGCCGATGGAACCAGGGCCGCTTTCGCGGATATTCTGCCCCCGATACCGGACAATGGAACCCCCGTTGCCCGCCTTCACTTCGACAGCCTTTCGGACCTTGCCGCAGCGATACCAGACGCCCCCCGCAAGGGGCGCCCTGGCAGCGCATGGACAGACAACACAGACCTTTCATTCTACGGCGTGACCATGGCCGAAGCGCGCACCCTTGCCCGCGATGGCTGGCAGGAAGGGGCGGAACGTGTCCAACCCCTATTGGACCGCGTAAAGACAGCGCGCCCCACCCGCAAAGCCATGACGCGCTTCGATGTAGCGGGCGCCGTCCCGTCCGTGTCGCGCTATCTGGCAGGCAACCCCCTGGCCATGAAAACCCGCCAGACCAGCCAGACAAACCAGCAGCCCATCATCACCCTAATCAGCAGCACCAGCGCGCCATGGTGGACAGAGACCGCCACCTTCGAGCGCCTCGCTTGCGCCGCCGCCGCTATCGTTGACCGCTTGGAAGATGCAGGCTTTCGCGTGGAGATTATCGCCGGGCGTAGGGAAAGCAGCGATGGCACAGGCGCAGGCACCGCTTCAGGCGAGAACAACGCCCGGGGCCACCGCAGCGAGATGTTCTTTCGCGTAAAGGCAGCGCAGGACGGACTAGACCTTGCCCGCGTGGCTTTCGGCATTGGCCATCCCTCGGTTCACCGCCGCCTTCTATTCGCGGCAGGCAATTCCCATCCGGCCTTCGATGCCAGCCTTGGAGATTTCCAGGGCTTCGCCGTGGGATTGCCGCCCCTGGAACGCCCGCCCGGTGCTTACATCCTGCCCGCCCTGGCGCACCTGGAAAAACAGGTAGCGCATGACCCGGTGGCCGTGTTCGATCATGTCATTGAAACCCTCAAAGCCCAAGGATGCCCCGGCCTGGAATAGGCCGGACCCTATAGAACCAAAGGAGAACAACACATGCCCCTATTCTTCGCCCCGCTGGACAACCCCCGCGCCCCCATCCCCACCACCCTAGAGCAGGAACGCGCCGTTATAGGCTTGTGGGGGG